ATATTCCACCTATGAATACAATATAAAGTCCAGCTGTCCCACTGCCAGATGTTTTTCCATCCGAATTAGAAGTCATTTGTGAAAAGCTAAACTTTTCCATGGTAGCTCTTAATTTTCTCATAACCCTTTTACCGATATATATTACAAATGAATAGTCAAAAATGCCAGAGGCAGTTATAGAATTTACCGCTATAGGAAATTATAGGATAATTTCTTGGTCGGACCCCTTTAAAAATGTACAATCATTTAATGGTTGGATCATTGATACTAGCGGAGAAAATCCTCCTAGCATATTTTTATATTTGGAATTTAGATGGAGTATAAATGGTTCTAATTGGTCTTTGTGGACGGAACTTACTGAGGAAGCAGTTCAGGGACTACCTATATCTCCCTCAGTTCCTTTTTATATAGAGGTTAGAATGACTGCATCTTCTGATGAAAATGCTAGTCCTTATTATCCTCCAGGAACAACATTAAGTCCTCCAATATTGTTAAATGACTTTGAATTAGATTTAACTTACGCTACAACTGATCCTAGAGATTTGATGGTTGCTCCTAGTCCTATATGTGGAAAAGAATTAACTAATTATCCGATAGTTTTCTCTGATTGCGATTTCACTTTCCGTCCATATGATATCAACAGAGCAATAAATCTTTACCAGGATTTAAGTAAGGTTGTTAATAATGTTTTTGGACACGAGGTAGTATATTATTCTGTCCAACCTCAAGGTAGAGGAAAAGATATAGTTTTAAAAGAATACACGCTGTATGATGTTGTAGATGAGAAGTGCGTAAAAGTAATGGTTCCTAATAACCAATTTCCTGATGCAGCTATAAATTTTGAAACGTGGGGTTTAAATTTTCAACAGCCTTTTGAAATCCACATAGACAGAAAATATTTCGAAGGAATATTTGGGAAAGGGTCGCAGCCAAGGAAAAGAGATATAATATATTTTCCAAGAACAAACAGAATTTACAGGATAGATTCTATGTATGTTTTTAGAGATATTAATAACTATCCCGTTTATTTTAAAGTTCAGCTTGTAAAATACGAGATACAAAAAAATACAACATTCTCAGATCCTTCTGCTGAATCTGCATTACATGATTACACAGTAAATACACAAGATCTTTTTGGAGCAGATATACAGGATCAGGAGACTGAAACTACTAAACCCCAACAGTATGTTGTTACATCACAAAGAAGACTTGATGATCCTATTAGATCTTATATTAATAAAAATCTTCCAATAATAGAATATGATCTGAATAACAATTGGACAATAGTTTTCAATACTTATTACGATCTTAACAGTATATTCATAGACGATCCTAACACTGTAGATGCTGTTTCTCCCGATTCAGGATGGACTGATGAAGAAAGAGATGCTGTTAGATGGAAAGCAAATCCAGTTTTAACTGCAACGGAAGAAAGAAGCTTTTTATGCTGGTTTAGATCTAGAAATTACATAGACAAAAGTAAATTAGTTTTTAGGCCTTCACCTAAATATCCTATTAGCATAGATAACATAGGGTCTGGAGAAATAACCTATACCACTTATCCTATCCCTCACGGGTTCCATATAAGACCTAATCCCAATGGATATGTTTCGATATTAGCAGACGGAACTAGATCAGGTGGATTTGAGATTTTAGAAATTATAGATCAATTCAGGTTTAAGGTTAAAGATTCCGGAGCCCCCGCACCAGTTTCCACTTCGGGATGGAAAGCACAAAGAGCCCAATCTAGGATATTATTTGATGGCTATTATGGAGGTCAGGGACTTTATATAGATTTTATCTGGAGTGGATCAAATTCAGAGACCAGTCCACAATCTGGAAATTACCTACAAACAGGAAGTTTCAGAGTGAAAATAAACGATCTTGAGATATATTCTCCATTCGGAGCAGGTATACAAAGTACTATTGGTCAATTCATACCTACTGAAGATGATTGGTATGGTTTTGTTTTTAATTTCTCAAACGTTTTTAGACAGTATTCCATTAAAGTTTGGGCTTTGACTTACAATCCAGATAATCCTTTAGCACAAACTTCAGATTTAAGTTTGATCCATTCATTAGACGGAGTTACAACTCAAGAATATACATTTAATATACCACCAGTTATAGAGGAAGATTACGATAGTCCTTTTTATGGTACCAATAATTATTCTTATAAAACTAGATCTTGTCCTTTATGGGTGACTAATTTTAGATTTTTTAAATATATGGTAGAAGAGGAAAAGCAATCTGCTATATTAAACCAAAATATAATAGATGATGCCCAACTTGCTATTATAATAGATAACGCTAAGACAGTTCTTAAATTACCACGTGTTGCTAGAAATAGATAATAACGAGACAACAATTAAAGTTAATGCCAAGAAGAAAACCGAAAAAACCCAATTTATCAAAAGAGCAAGAGTTAAATCTTAAAGAAAAACTCGATGGGATAATCCTGGCAGATGAAATGTTGTCAGGATTAACTGCTCCTGACATACCTCCTATGAGACCACAAAGAACGATCGATATCGATAATGTTAAAACCGATGTGGAATCAGAAGCTAGAGCTATATTAGATTCTCTTTCTAAGTTTTACCATGATATGGAAAATCTTCCAGAGGATAACTATTTAAAACACAAGCAAAAAATAGATGCACTAAGTATATCTACAATGGCTTTTCAGATAAGAACCGCACAACATGCAATATCTAAACTGATAGAAGAGATTGATTCGGGAAGATTGGAACCAAGACTATTTGAAGTATTAGCACAACTTCAAAATCAGATCATGCAAATGCCTAAAAATTTTGCAAACTATATGTCACAGATGGAAAAAAATTACAAGGAATTAAGAAAAGAATCTGATGATATAAAAAAACAATCTGACATACAATTTGACAAGGAAGGAAATCTTATAGATTCACCTGAAAACATGGAAGCTTTAAAAGTTAGAGGAACAAAGTCATTAATGGAAAATTTACAAACTTTAATGAAAGGCGGTAGCAAAATTAAAGATGCTGAAATCATACACCCGGATGATGGATTGATAAATCCAAGAACAAAAGATGGAGGAGCATCAGATCTTATAGGAGGATCGGATGAGGACGATGACTTTGAAATAGATGATGAAATTTTTGATTAATTTTTTTTATGTCAGAAAATAAAGAAGACAAAAGTGGCAATTTTTGGTCAACTTCTAGAATAGAAAAATTGCTATTTGAAGCCGAAGAAAATGGCGTTGATTATAAAGAACTTGATAATCCTTTCCATGAAAATGAGCCAGAACTCAGAAGAGGCAATGTCCTTTTTGAATACACTGACGATGAACTAGAAGAAATAAAAAAATGTGCCTCCGACGTGGTTTATTTTGCAAACAACTATTGCAAAGTTATGACCGACGACGGAATTAGGCAAATAGAGCTTAGAGATTATCAAATACAGATTCTAAATCAGTACCAACATCACAGAAAAAATGTTTTTGTTTCTCCTAGACAATCTGGTAAGACCATAACCTCTTCAATATTTCTTCTGTGGTATCTTCTTTTTAATTTTGAAAAAAATGCCATGATTATGGCAAACATAGGAGATACAGCTGCAGAATTAATGGATAAAATAAAGGTTATATTAAAAGGCCTTCCATTCTTTCTAAAGCCAGGGATAGTTGTTTACAACGTGATGACCATGAAATTTGATAATGGATGCAGGATCATGGCAAAAACAACTACTAAGACTTCATCTATCGGCTATACCATTCACATGTTATACATGGATGAGTTTGCTCACATTAATCCAAATTTTATAAATCAATTTTTCAAGTCAGTATATCCAACAATTTCTTCCTCTCAAATTTCCAGGGTTATCATTACTTCAACCCCTAACGGGATGAATAAATTTTGGGAAATTTATAAAGGTGCAGTAGAAAAAGAAAATGATTTTAATCCTATCCGTGTAGAATGGTGGCAAATACCTGGTAGGGATGACGAATGGAAAAAGAGAGAAATAGCTGCTTTAGGATCGGAAGAAGATTTTAATCAAGAGTATGGTTGCCAGTTTCTTTCATCTTCAAGACTTCTTTTAGATTCTCAAAGTCTCAAAAGATTAAAAGCCAACGAGCAGGATTTTGTACATCATGATTTATTTCCGTTTGAGAATAGCCACGTAGATTATTCTAATCTTACATGGCACCCCAAATTCGATCCAACCTCAATATTTGAAAAAGAAGGACAAAAATTTTTCCTTTCTATAGATACTGCTGGAGGTGGGGGAGGAGACTATTCAGTAGTAAACATATTTAAGGTTTCTCCTATGCCATCGAATATTATAAAATCTAAGAAATTTTACGAGGATGAAAGTGATTTTTTTTGCCTTCTTCAGGTTGGTATATTTAGATCTAATGTGATACAGATAGATGAGCTAAAAGTTTTTCTAGAAATTTTAGTAACCGATATACTCGGGATAGACAATACTAGGATAGTAATTGAAATAGACTATAAGGGTGAGCTTTTAATGGATAAGCTATTAGACTCTGAAGAATTCTACGAAGAAATGTTTGTTTACACTAAGCACTCAGAAGCTTCATCTAGATTAAAACCTGGGGTTAAATTAACAGGTAAAAACAAAGAAAAATATTGCTACGATCTAAAAATCCATATTAAAAATGGAAAAATTTTGCCTTCTGAAAAAAATACTGTCCATGAGTTAGCTAATTTCGGGATGAACCAAGGCGGAAGTTTTACTTCCCAAGTAGGGAAGGATGATATAGCTATGACACTTGTAGATATAAATTGTATTTTCGAAACTGGCGATTTTCAGGATACTGTTACAGATCTTTATGATGGACTTAGCGAAAAGTTTAAAAAAGCTATTGAAGAGAAATTAAAAGAAAATTCCGAAGCTTCCAACACAAAAGGAGGGGAAATGTCCAATTATACTTTCTTGAATGGTCTCCTTGATTCTTAGATGAAGTATGATATATAGATAGAAAAAGAAGTCCTAAAGGATGAACTTCTTCGATATATATAAAAAATAATATTTAAAGATGGCCAAACAAGTTAAACTTGATTTATCAGTATTCAAAGCATCCGGTGTTTATACATTAGAATTCGATGCTTCTGAAAACATAATAATCAATCCATCAACTATTCGATTAGTGATTGGTTATTCCAACATTGGACCTTTCAATACACCCGTTTATTGTCCAGACATCACTACTTTCCAAGCAATTTTTGGAGGTATCGATAAATCACTAGAAAAAAAGGGTTCATTCTTCCATAGATCAGTTTTAACGTGTCTCCAATCAGGTCCGGTCTTTGCTCTTAATTTAAGAATCCTTAATAACAGCGTAGATGTTAACGGAGATCCTGATTTTGCAGAAGGAGCTGATGTTGCAAGATATAGAGCTTTCTCAGTAGACACCGAGGAACAAAATGGTAATAATGCTACCGGAGGATATTCTGACCCTTTAACTAAACAGGATAAATTAGTTTCTTCGTATTATAACAAAGAAAAATTCTGGTTCCCTGATACTGAATATCTTTTGGCCACTGAGGATACTTCTGGATCACAACCAGATTCAAGAAAATTGTTTAGCTTAGTAAATCTTGGACAAAATCCTATATCTATTATAGTAAGAAAATCTTTAGATTCTAGATTCCCATTAAAAGGATTTGATATTACAGCTAGAGAATACTTCGGACCTGACAATGTTCCTTCTTACATGAACCAATATGATTATCTTTCAGATTGGTTTATCGATGTTATAGCAGTTAGCGGAAACTGGACTGATTATCAAGCTTTAGCTAATGATCCGGTATACAGCGAATATTTTACATCCAAAGGATTTATCAAATCGAAGATAGACGATTTTCTTTCAATAGATGGAGTTAATATCGTTTTAACCGTTACAGGAACTATTATTCCTAACTTCATTGACCAAAATGGTACATTAAGATATATTCAGACTTTAATAAACAATCAGACTCAACAAACTGGATTATTTTGTGCAGTAAACGAGGAAGCTCTAGATGATATTGAGAATAATTCATCTGTGATTGACTTGGTAGGTCACCATTTGGTAGACGAAATAGGTCCGGATGCTGATATTACAGTTACTCCTAAAAATCTTAATTTTCTTTCCTATAACCAAAATCTCTTCGCAGATTATACATACTATAGAAATGTAGATGGAGCTACAGGAGGAACTGCTATAACTGATACAGGAGCTTCTCCTAGTACAGGATTTGACGAACTTCCAGAAACTGGAACTTTACTTGATGATTCAACTTTATTCAGCTCTAATGGATCAGGTATAGAGTATGCTGATATGGACAACACTTGGACTTTGTCAGGAAGTAAAATTTATCTAGATACTCAGTTCACTAACCCAACATATCACGATGACCAAATTGAAGCTTTACAGGGTTTCTTGAATGTTACAACTACAGCTCCAGCTGCTAAATGGGTTTTAGGTAAAGTTACTAGCTCTCTTCCTACTGCTGGGTATTTAGGATTTTATGTGGGGGATCTTATTAAATTGAAAGTAATATCATCAGAAACTATTACTAATTCAACATTAGCTTCTGGAGTACAGACTCAAATAAGAATGAAGCTCACTCACCCTTTAATTGGATCAACTTTAGCAACTACTTATGTAGAGCCTTGGTATGAGACCAATAAAAATACAGCTGATGCTTATCAAATAGGAACTCCTGATTATTTTGATAATGATGATGTATATTTCTCACCAGATATTCCAATAGGTGATGATAGCTACTTAGCTTATGAAAACTCAATTGCTTATCAAGATTGGGTTAAAGGAAATATTGGAGATGGTGATGTAGTTTGGCAGGATGATTCAGGTACACTCCTTCAGTATTTGAAATTTGAAACTAATGTTGATAGAGATGGATTTAACATACTAGTAGTCAGAGCATTTACCGATGATACTTTCACTACAGCGGAGTCTATTGCGACTTGGGACACTTCATATATTAGTTCACTCCCAATTGGCACTAACTTAACAACTGGTGAATCCTTCAATATAGTATCAACAGCAGGTAACATTAGTGATTATGTTAATATAATTACCCAATTGGCACCTAACGTTGTAGAATTAACAGAAGCTGAAGCTGGAAGTTCGGGTATTAAAGTTGGAGATCTTTTAGTATCAACTGACACTCAAACTTATGACAATCCTCTTACTGAGAATCTACAGTCTAGATTAACTAGAGTATTGGAAGTTAAAACAGTATCTTCCGCAAGTTCACCGGGAGTTTATACTATTCAAGTAAAAACTGAAAGACCTATCCAGCTCTATCCAGGTTTAACTACCAGAGTTTGGAAATTCAAGAATATACAAGAATTTGTTAGAACATTCAATTTTACTTATCTTCCTGGCGCTGAAATAAAAGCTGCTTCAGTACCAAATGGAACTGATACAAGAATGAATGCGATATTGGATGTTTTAACTGACACTAATCTAGCTAGAACTTTAGCAGATACTGATGTAATTACTTTCAGATACATCGTAGATACATTTGATGGAGGAATACAGCCAAACTGCAAATACCAGCTTACTAGATTAGCTAAAAACAGACAGAAGTGTATGGCTATTTGTAACGCTCCTTCGATGCAGAAGTTTTCTGATTCGATTGATCCTAGATTTACATCAGCACCTACATCAACTGATCCAGCTCCAATACTTCAGCCAAGATATATTGCAGATGGCGGTAACTTAAGTTTAAATCCTTCATTTACATTCTCTCTTCCAGACGAAGATTTGGGTGCTAAATTTGCTGGATTCTTTGCTCCGTTCTTAACAATAAGAGAAAACGGAAAGAATTTAAATGTACCTCCTGCTGCTTACGTTTCTAATAACTTCATCCGTAAGTTTATTACTGGAGAACCTTATTCTATAGTAGCTGGGGTTAAGAGAGGTATTATTTCAGCTGGAAACTTGGTTGGACTTGAATATGACTTCGATCTTCAAGACAGAGAATATTTGGAGCCATTCGGTATTAACCCAATTATTCGTAAAAGAGGAATAGGAGTAGTTATTTACGGTAACCAAACAAGCTATCAAAGAACTAACTCAGCATTTAACAATCTGCACGTTAGAGATCTTCTGATTACAATCGAAAGCGCAATAGAAGAAATCCTTTCAAACTACGTATTTGATTTCAACGAAGATTCTGTTAGACTTGAAATTAAAACATTAGTAGATAATTACTTAACAGGAGTAAGATCTGTAGGAGGTATTTACAACTACCTAACTATAATGGACTCTTCTAATAATACACCAGCAATTATAGATCAGAATCTTGGTATTATAGATGTGATTATCGAGCCAGCAAGAGGTATCCACAAGTTCATTAACAGATTGACTGTTACTAGAACAGGAGGTATTGCTTCTGGAGGGTTTATACAATTTAGTTAATCGTTTTGATAAATGATTATGTAGTTAAATATATAATTTAAAAGACAATGGCAGGTTTACCACATTATACCAGTTCTAAGGCTTCTATTAACAAATATGAACCAGTTTTCCTGAACCAGTTTGAGGTTTTGATAACTCCTCCTACCGGTGTAGTTGCTCCGCAAGGAAATCCAGGAAGTGGAAATATCCTATTAGAACAAGTTACAAGGGTATCTGGATTACAGGTAGATCAGAACCCAGGAGAAATCACACAGCAATTTAAATTTGCTAAAAGATACTACTCAGGTGCTGCTCCACAAAGAACCGGTTTAGATGTAGATATTGAATTTGAGATAAACCTTGATGACAATAACTCCATGTATGTGTTTAAAATACTTCGCCAGTGGTCAGATTTAGTTTATAACCCAATTACTGGTGCGATGGGATTAAAAACAAATTATTCAGGAAACATATTAATCAGTTCTTTTAATAAAGCTGGTGACGTATTTAGAAGAATTAATTTGAAAGATTGCTTTCCTATTACTCCTATAAACGAAATGGCTCTTAACTATACCCAAACAGGTATTTACAAGATCAATGTGACATGGGCAGTAGATTACTTCGACGATACATTTATATAATTAGAAAAAAATGGCAGGATTACCACATTTTAGTTCATCTAAAGCAGCTGTTCAGCTTTACGAACCAGTTTATTTAAACCAGTTTGAGGTTATTATACAACCTCCAGTTGGGGTTTCTAATCCTCTAGGAAACGGAGGAAGAACATTACTAGTAGAAAATGTTCTTTCCGTATCTGGTCTTGCAGTTGACAAGAATCCTGGAGTTGCTGAACAAAGATACAAATTTTCGAGAAGAAGATATGCAGCTGGTGCAGTTGATGATACTGGGGTAAAAGTTAGAATAGATTTTGAAACTAACCTTGACGATAACAACAGTAACTATGTTTTCAAAACTCTAAGACAATGGTCAGATTTAGTTTATAATCCATTAACAGGTGCAACTGGTATTAAGTCAGTGTATGCTGGGGACACATATATTCTAATTTCGATATTTAACAAGCAGGGAGATGTCTTTAGAAGAGTAAAACTTGTAAACTGCTTCCCTGTTGATCAAATTAAATCGCTAGATCTTGATTACACTAATGGAACTACACCTTATAAGATAGCACTTTCATTCAGAGCTGATTATTTCGAGGATCTTTTTAATTAAAATTTTATCATAGAAATATATAAATGGAGACTCTACAAAGTCTCCATTTTATTTTGGATCGAATCCAGGATTAAATGTTAGATATCAAATTACATGGACGACAGTTGTGACTCTGAGACAAAAAACAAGAATCGCTTCAGTTTGCTTAATATTAGCAACTTTTTTCAATCCATTTGGATTCGATATCCTTTTCGCTGCAATAATGAAATGGACAAATTCCTATTGGCATACTGTAGCAATTTTTTACTTCCTTTCGGCGTTATTCTTTGGCTTATACTTTTTTTTCTCATCTAGCAAGAAACTAAAAGAAATAGAAGAGTAAAATCTTCATGGAACATATGGACAAAAATTTAGAAAATGATTTGCTAAACGAACTTAGCAAAAGAGAGAACAATTCTAAGTTCGAATACGATAAAGATCAGGACGTTGAAAACTTTGAGATCCCTGGTTGGATCCCGGATAAAGTTGAAAGAAAGACTCCGGATCCTGTTCAAATCCAAACACCAAACAATCTAGGGAAAGTTACTAGAACACCTTTGGGCATGGAATCAGAATGGAAAAATCTCCCACCCGAAACATTACCTTCAAGAGGGTTTGGATATCCAGAAGGATTTGAAATAGCTATTAAATCTGCTACTGTTTCAGAAATAAGACACTTTTCAACTGTAGATGATTCAGATCGCATAGATCTAGACGATAAGCTCAATACAATTATAAAAAAGTGTATGAGAATACGTTGGAACGGAGGTGTTTTAGATCATTATGATTTATGGTACGAGGACAGATTTTTTATAATCATGTCGATTCGAGATCTAACTTTCATAAAAGGGGAAAATCGAATTCTTCTTCCTATTTCAAAAAATTGCACTAAGGCCGAATGTCAAGTACCTGACCAAATAGAATTAAAATCTAACCTTTTAGATAGTTTTATAATGGATCAGGAAATTATAAAAAGATATGACGGGGATTCATTCTCTTTTAAGTTTATTCCGAAGGATGGAAGCCCAGAGATGAACCTTTATATTCCTACTGTTGGAGTGACCACATCATGTAGAAAAATTATAGCAGATAAAAGAGCTAAAGGAAAAAAATTCGACCCAAGTTTTGCAAACATTGCAACTTTTATTATCCCTGATTGGAGGTCGTTAGATGAAAGACTTTATGACCAATATGAAAGGGCTTCATTAGAATGGACTCCTCTCCAGTTTTCTATAGCTGATCAGATAAGTCAGAAAATTAACTTTGCTACCAAATCTAGAATTTATACCAAATGCGAAAGCTGTGGAGGGGAGGTCACAGCAGAAATATCCTTTCCCGGAGGATACAGATCCCTTTTCGTTATTTCAAATATCTTTGAGCAATTACTTTGAGATAAAATTTAGACTCTGGGAGGAGTTTAAAGTTTCTATTGATTCTCTTGAAAGTCTACCTTTTTATGAATATCAGATGTATATAGACAAGCTGAATAAAAAGATAGAGGATCAAAATCAGAAAAACGCTCAGGGGGATTTAGTTGAAGCTTTCTCTTTTACTAAGCCAAAAATCTAAAAAAAATAGACTCCAGGTATATAATGTAAAAGAAATATCTTGGCTGAAGAAACCTTACCTATTTTTAAATCCGAGGGAGAAGCCTTTGATCGTGCTAAAATAAATGCAGAAATTCGCTCGGGCAATACTGGTGCAGTCACTGCAGAGATAGGAGATAGCATGAGAGCAGCAGAAAAGGCTACTACTCAAGCTAAATCTTTTTATGATCAGGTTTACAACGATGAATTAAAAGCTTTAGATCCTGCTTATGATAAGAATGATCCCTTTTATCAATATGCTTATGCAGGTACAAGTTCAGACAAAAAAGACATTCAAGAAAAGATAGAGGAAGGGCAAGCAGTAGACGGAAAAGAAATTGTTCCGATGGCTAAGCAGGCAGCAGGAACTAAGGTAGGTAATGCAAAGGCATTAAAATCTGGTACCGTTACACAAATAGCTGAACAAATTGGAATTAAGGAAATTAAAAGTATGGAGGGATACGATAGTGTTTCTCAAGATTTCGATTCTAAAACTAAGGATGAGAGTTTAAAATTCGATACACTTCTAAGTGCTTTCTCTAGAATAATTGGACAGCTAAATGAGGGATTAGGTATAGGTGCTAAACTACCAAAGGAAACAGAACTCAAAAACAATGCAATCATATCAGCTTTAGCTAAAATCTTATCAGCTGAGGGAATTAGGAACGAGTCTATTTCTAAAATGGCAGAAAGGTATGAGGAGAATTTAAAAAATCTAATCAACAGTAAGCAGAGTGGAATAGAGGGAATTAAACAGGAAGAAAAGAAGCCAGAGACACCTGAGCCTACAGCAGAAGTTAAATCTGAAGAGCAAAAAATCGAGGCGGCAATTCAGCCAGAAAAATCCCCCACTGGAGAAGAAAGTGCAGGTGCAACACCAGAAACAGCACAGACCGCACAAACCATAGCTACTTCAACAGAAACTGGTGCTATAGAATCTGCAACTCCTGGTAATGAGACTGCTGAAAATAAAGAGGTAGCATCTGTTGCAGAACAATCAACAACACAAATCCAAAGTACAACTGAAGGTGCAACCATTGAGAACAAAGAAGCTCCGTCTGTTACAAATGAAAGTGTAGCTGTTACTCAAGAGCAAAAAATTGAGACCCCCACAGCAGAGACGAAAACTGGAACTGTCACACCAAGTGGTGAAACTGCTGAGTCAAAATCTCAAACAGGAATAGAAAGTAATGCTTCACAAGAACAACCTGCAAAAGGAAGTTCTAGAGGAGCTGAATTTTTGAAATCTATTTTTGGAGTATCTGGTGGGGAAACAACAGAAACTGGAAATAGTGGTAAAAAGTTTATGGAGGGCATTTTTGGAGGAGGAGGTTCCGAAAACGAAACTTCTAAAACCGCTTCCACAGCTGAGAGTCAAGTTGGTAAATTGGAAGAAAAATTGGAAAATGTTAAACCTGAAATTACTTCCAATACTGGGACTGCGGAAAAAATTACGGAGGAACTTTCAAAAAAGGATGAAACTTTTACTGAAAATAAAAGTATAATACAAACGGACACACAAAAATTGAGTTCTCCAATTAGTCCACCAACTACAGAAACTGGAACTAAGGAGAGCGCTACAGCGGAAACCGAACAAAAACCTTTAACGGAAGCCTTAACTACTAGTAATGATTCTACGTCCTTGCAAGAAAACACGCAGGGAACTACAAATCAAGTAGAAACATCTACTAATAATAAAACATCCGGTATTGAGAATAATGAAGCTCTAGGAATGAAAATGGATGCGATGATTAATTTGTTATCACAATTAAACGATACGCTTGCATCGCCATTGTTAGTAACTTCTTCACAAAAAAAGTTTGAATGATGTTTACTTTTAGAAAAACATCTTTTATATTTGTAAAAACCAAATTTAAATAAATTATATGAAAACAAACTACGAAATTGCTAAAGGACTTAGAGAGGCATCGGTAGAATTTTTAGACACCTATGCTAATTATGGAAAATGTTTGGAAAATTTAAGAAATGTAGAAAAAGAATCTTTTACCGAGGATGAGGTTAATGAAATCCTTAACCTTCTAGGTAGTTTTCGTCTGAGAGACGTATTTCACATTGTGGAAAGATTTAAAGTGGAAGTTACACAATTAAAATCTGAAGAAGTTGAGCAATCAGCCCCTTCCGCAGAACAAGCAGGATAAAATAGATTTATTGTATTTACGAATGGCAAGTGTATGGGCTGAGAATTCCCAGTGCACTAGAAATAAAGTCGGGTGCCTTATCGTAAATAATAGAACTATAATTTCTGACGGATATAATGGAACACCATCAGGATTTCCAAATATCTGCGAGGATTGTGACAATAAAACACTTCCCATTGTTTTACATGCAGAAGCAAACGCAATAACAAAATTAGCTAGGAGTACTAACAGCGCTGAAGGATCAACACTTTATGTTACCTTATCGCCTTGTTTTGATTGCGCTAAACTTATTATACAGGCAGGTATAAAAAGAATAGTTTATTCAGAAACATATAGAATAACGGATTCTTTTAAACTTTTTAATGAAGCAGGAATAGAAATAAAACAACTAAAAATTTAAAAAAGCAGGAAAAAGAAAAATGGCAGCGAAAAACATTCAACAATTGGCAGAAAGCTTTATGAAAACATCATCTGAGAAAGATTTTGTAGAGCTTTATAAAAGGATTAAACCAGGATTACTTAACCATTGCAAATCAATTTTAGTGGAACAAGAAGCGGCAGAGGATGCTGTTTCTAACACCATGGCTAAAATTTGGACAAAAATTTCTCAGTATGATCCTACAAGAGGAAATTTTTCAACTTGGGTTTACAATATTGCAAGAAATGAGTCATTAGTAATTAAAAAGAACGAGGATCGTTATTTACCAATTATCCAAGAGGTCGTAAAGAATTCGGACGATTCAGATGATGGTCAAATCTCATACAACAAATTTGAGGATCTTAATTCTTATGAACAGTCTTTCGTTATAGATTCCGAAACAGAAATGGAAGATCTCTATGAAAATGTAGTGGAAAAAATGAAAAACCTTCCCGATATCTATAAAGAGATCCTTTTCGATAGGGAAATTCTAAGGATGAAATACCAGGAAATAGCGGACAAACATGGTATGAAGAAAAGAGCGATAGCGACTAGAATTAGAAGAGCAAGATTAAAGGTGAGAGATATGTTCCCCGGAGTTAACTTAACATTTAACGATTAAACGTAACTTTTTGGAGTTTTAAAGGTATTATAAATAAAAACATGAACTATCCATTTAAAAAAATAGTAATTGATATTTCTAACTACTTTTTTCTGAGAAAAGTAATAAGAAAAAACAAAGAAAGTTTAGAATGGAACAAATATAAGCTTAGAGTAGATTGGCTTAACCGGATTTATACCGTGGTAAATTTGCCACCCGAGGTAATCTACTCACCAGATTCTCCAGAAGAGATTAGGCCTGCTTACGTTTTGGAAGAATCTAGACCAATAAACGAATACCTAACTAGACTAAATTTACAAGAGATTGTTATACCTGAAATAAAGCCTATACCGGATTCTATATCTTATCTGCTGATTTATTCCCCAGCATTTCAAAAATTATCCTTTAAATGGCTTTTATGGAGGTTATTTTTTATTCTAGTTATAGTGTGGTCACAATACAAGTTTGGGACTTTATCTTGGGTTTATGAAATTATAAAGAAAGCAATTGGATTTATCTTCTAACATAAAAATAGATCGTAAAAACTACGATTGGGGTAGAGCTTATATAGTAGAAGGGGTTTCTGAAACCCCTTTAATTTTACCCTCTGTTACTACTGTGCTTAAGCTCTTAAAGAACGAAAAGTACGACCAGCTTAGAGACCAGTTCGGAGAGACTAGATGGAATAAAATAATGTCAGATGCAGCTGAAAGGGGAAACCATCTTCATAAAATGCTTGAGCTTTTCCTATTAGAATGGGCAGATGAAAGAAACGTAGAAAGATCCTTAAAGAAGGCACAAGTTTATGCAATAGAAGAATCTAGAAAAGAAGACGGAATCAATTCTAAATTGGTAGATAGAGGAAGAAATTTATTCTGGAATTTTTATCATGATAAATTTTGGGAAAACATTTCGGAAATAGTAGATAATGAAGTTTTTTTATTCACGACTTTTAAAGGAGGATGGGCCGGGGCTTCAGATTTTATCTACAGAGATATTAATGGGGATCTAATAGTGGAGGATTTTAAGTCATCGACATTTGTAAAAGATGAGGAAGACATTCTTGCTTATAAGCTTCAAATATCTGCATATATGTTCATGTGTGCTGAAAAATACGGAGAGATCCCTAAAAAAGGAAGGATAAGAATAGCAAACGAACAATTTAGCGAAATCCAAACTTTCACAGTAACTGATTATGAGATGAAAGATCATCTAAAACATTTCATTTCATTAGCTGAAGAGTTTAGAAAATTATATTTAAAATAGAAACTAAACATATCAACCAAGTATAACATAAAAATAAATCTATTATGGCAAAAAAGAAAGAGCTATCAGAAGCAGAAAATGAAAAAGTCTTAGAGAAATATATCGATAAGGTGGACACAAAAAAGGTCGAAGATCTTAAGAAAAAGATTGAAGAAACCAAAAAATCCCTACAAGGAAAAGAGTATGCAGTTTGTATGGATAAAAATCTTCTGGAAAGATTTGAAAAATTCATGAAGGATGAAGTCGAATGGAGATCCAAAGAAGCTCTCGGAGTTATAGAAATTATCAAAAGAATAGAAGAAATTAAAAATGAAGGAATTAAAGATGGTGTAGGCTATTTTACAAATTTAGAAGTTGAAGCCTCCCATTATTTTATTCTAAAATGGTCAGGAAAAGGAAATTCTGAAATTAACGATTTCATTTCTCTTTGGAAGACCTTTGAAGAAACACTAGCTCTAATTCACCAGGATAATCAAGGATTAAAAGATCTTGAAAAGGATTTAGCTGCAGCTGAACAAGGAATTACAGCTGAATAAAATTAAAATATAAAAAATTAGGCCCATCTTATATAAGGTGGGCCTTTTTTGTTGAGATATATAAGAACATGAAAAAGAAACTATTGCCCTGGATTATTGCGCTTTCCGCTTTTTCCGTTTCAGGATCAGCAGCTTTTTATTCCGTATCAGGATTAGGTAAAATGTTTGCGGGAGCTTCTTTACAAGTTATGATCCTAGCGGGAAGCCTAGAGTTTGCAAAATTAGTTAGTGCTTCGCTTCTTTATGAATATTGGAAATCAATCAATAGAGCTTTAAAGTATTATCTGCTTATTGCTACTTTAATACTAATTATAATAACTTCAGCGGGGATTTATGGATTTCTTTCTTCTGCATATCAAGAAACAGCTTTTAAAGTTCAAAACCAAGATAAAAATATAGAAATACTAGATAAGAACATAAGTATCATTAAAACTGAAATAGCTAGTTATGAAAAGCAAGTAGAACAGAAAAATATAAGATTGGGACAAATAACGGGGATCCGTGCTAATCTACAAGGAACACAAGATCAACTCATAGCTCAAGGTAAATCTACATCCTCAGTAAGACAGCAGATAAAAGATGTTGATTCAGAAATCAAAAGAATAGACTCTGAGGTTTCTGTGTATAATGATTCCATAGCATCTAAAAATTTCAGAATATCCAAAATAGAGACGATAAAATTAGAGACTTCTTCAGACCAAGATCTTGCTAAGGAGGTGGGTCCTTTAAAATATATCGCAGGCTTAACTGGTAGTACATTGGATCAGGTTGTGAACTGGTATATTTTGGTTCTAATGCTAGTTTTTGATCCTCTAGCAGTGGCCTTAGTTCTTGCTGCAAATTTTGCATTTCAAAAGTCAAAAGAGGATAAAAAAGGCGGGATTACAGAAGATATAAGAAATCCAAAAGAACCAGAAGGTCCAGAAAACCCGGAAGAGCTTATAACAGAGGAAAATCAGGGAAACAAAGCTATAAATTTTGATGATTTACAGGAGGGATCAAAATTTTATCCTCAATTCGAAAATAAAGAGGACGAAAAAATGGATATAAGTAAATTTATAAAACAAGAAGAGAGCAATATAGAATTAACTAACCCCAATGAAGATAAATATATAGATGGAGATAAAGAATTTTTAGGATATAAAAGAGCTAAATCTAAAGTAACCCCTTCTACAAATCCATTGAGTTTAAGATGATAAAAACCGTTTATACAACAGATTCCTCATATATAAAATATCTGGATTGTAATCCTGGTGTTTATCGAAGAGTTGTTTTTCAATCATGTAATTTAGATATCAGGGAGGGTTCAAGCGTTCTTTCTTCCGTATCCCTTTGTGATCTCAAATTAGAATCTTTAGGTAGTTCCGATCTAGGAGGATGTGGAGGTAGTCTTAAGAAAAACATAACTCTCTCTGGTGGGTCTAATTACACATTAACTGCACCTGAAATAGGACAAGCTCAAGGGGAAGTTCAGATGATAGTAGTTAAAGTAAAATATAAAAAGGAACAAAAGGAAGAAGACAGATATTTGACATGGGAATATAAAGGAAATGTTTATCCGGTTAATTCTTTAATGATTCTAACTGGTAGAACGAAACCTGATGTACCCTGGCAAGGATGGGATTTAAGTTATTATTCAAATAATCCGCCGACACCTGCTTTTTCTCCCTCTATATATCCGCCAATATCTTCTCCTGATAACACCTTTGGCGGGATTATGTTTACCAATCCTAGCACATACGATGTGGATCTAGAAATACTAATTCTCAATTAATGGCAACACCTCCACAAATATGCAACACCATTGAATTCGAAGGATCCATCTTTCAAAGATGCAATCTTCAGGTAGTAAAGGGTACTAAAGTAATTAGAGAAATCACATTATGCGATACCAATATCATCCTAAATAATTTCTCATCTTTTAGTGGATGTGTTTACGGAAATTCTTCACTATTACTTACAGGGGAAGGGTTAAATAATGTTGATTTTGTAATGATTAAAGCAACATATCCCAGTAGTCTTCCAGTTGCTAGTAAATTTATCAATATCATATACAACGGTAGCTATTTACCAATGGGGGATTTAACAATATTGACTGGTAATAGCAATTACATATTTGGAGGATGGGATCTAGATCCTAATGGAAGTGATATTGAATCTCCTTATTTTGAACAAGGAGGGATGCTATTATATAATCCACATTCAGTTAGAGTTAATGTGGAGGTTATTATAGGAGAGGGTTTAATTACTAGCGAGGTTACAAATTACTTAACAGACCAGAATGGCCAAATAATAGTTACACAGAATGGAGATTTTATAACTTTTTAAATAAAAAACTAGATGAATAAAACAGTTTCAATAACATCATTACCCTCAGCAACTGGATTTGGACCGGGGGATAGCATAGTAGGAGTACACAGTGGTGATGCCTCACTATTTCCGACATCTTTATTTAATACGGGAGGTACTGGATCTGGTGCTACTGGTGCTACCGGTGCTACCGGTGCTACTGGTCCTGGTTCGGAATTCTTAGATAGACTTATAAACGGTAATCTAGAGGTAGTTTTAGATTCAAAAGGAACATTAAATACTCCTTTATTGA